GCTTTCAATGCTTTAGCCCCTAGTCAGACAAGTAACTCAGGCAAGTATCTAACCACAGATGGAACAAACACATCTTGGGCAACAGTTGTCTCAGGCGCAAGCATCAGCAACGATACGACTACATCGACAAACCTGTATCCATTGTTTGCGGCGGCTACTTCAGGTGTGCCAACAACGATTTACACGGGTAATACCAAGTATTTATATAAGCCAAGTACGGGTGAGTTAAGTGCGCCAGCACCAATTGCTACTAATGGTATTTTGTTGCATAGCACGACAGTAGGGACAAGTTACACAATTGCTAGTGGAAACAATGGAATGTCTGTAGGCCCCGTAACGCTATCGAGTGGTGTTTCGGTAACTATCAGTTCAAATCAGCGTTGGTTAGTTTTGTAAAGGATAACAATGCCATACGGAACAGTAAACGCAGACAAGATGACCACATCGGATGGTGTGAGTTCGTCTGGTCTTTATGGCTTTAAGAACCGCATCATCAATGGTGCGATGGTGATTTCACAACGAGGTACAAGTTTTTCTTCCCCCGCAAATGGTGATTACACTTTAGATAGATGGCAATATATTTCTAGCCAATCAGGAAAAGTAGCAATTACTCAAGATACTTCAGTTTATCCCGTAGGATTTACTTCTTCTTTAAAAGCAACATCTTCTTCTGCATATTCAGTAGGTACGTCAGAAAAATTTACCATTCGTCAATGTATTGAAGGTTTTAATATTCTTGATTTAGCGTGGGGAACTGCTAACGCTAAATCCGTAACTCTATCTGCTTGGGTTTATTCAAGCCTTACTGGAACTTTTGGTGGTAGTTTATATAATTATGATGCTAACTATTATTACCCATTTAGTTACACAATTTCTTCTGCAAACACTTGGACACAAATTAGCATAACCATTGCTGGACCAACTAGTGGGACATGGTATACAACAAATACTGGTGGTATTGAAGTTGGTTTTAGTTTAGGTGCTGGAGCAACAGTAAGTGGAACTGCTGGCACTTGGGGTTCAACTGCTTATTTTTCAGCCACAGGCGCAACAAGCGTAGTCGGCACAAATGGCGCAACCTTTTACATCACAGGCGTACAACTAGAAAAAGGCAGTACCGCAACAAGTTTTGATTACAGACCTTATGGTACTGAGTTGCAGTTATGTCAGAGGTATTATCAGTTTGTTGGTGGAACGGCAAATGGTTTTCCATTGATTCAAGCATATGCTGGAACAGCGGATATAAAAGATAACCCAATATCATTTTCAGTAGCCATGAGAGCAACTCCAACAACAACTAAAAATGGAACATGGGCTACTAGCAACTGCGGTCAGCCATCAGCAAGATTTTTAAGCCCAAATGGATTTTCTTTAAGTGTTACGCCAACATCATCATCTGTAAATTACTTTACTTATCCAGATAGCACAGATGACACAATTACTTTTAGTGCGGAGTTATAAATGTATAAATTAATCACAGAAACAAGCCCAAATTGGAACGCAATTAAAAGACTTGCTGATGGCGCAGTTATTCCATTTGACCCAGCAAACACAGACTACATCGCTTATTTAAAGTGGGTGGCTGAAGGCAACACGCCACAGCCCGCAGACGAAGGAACACAATAATGGCTTCAACTATCAACGGCACAAGCACAGGAAATGGCGGTCTTATCTCTACGGGAGATGACAGCGGCATCCTAAACATACAGACAAACGAGACTACTGCGATTACTGTTAATGCTTCACAGAATGTGGGGATTGGTACTACATCGCCAACTACAAAATTGCACATCACAGGCAATTTAACCATTGAAAACTCTAGCAATGCGCCTTTCATTAATTTTGTGGAGTCTGGTGATAACACAGATGTCAAGGCTCGCATTGAAATGGACCAAGTTTCTGGAACGGCTGGAAACCTATTGTTTTACACAGAGGGTAGTGGCACTCTTGCAGAGCGTATGCGTATCGACTCCAGCGGTAACTTGTATCTTGGAATTACAACGACTCCAGGCGCAAGTGCTGGTATGTTGTTTGAGAAGGTGGGCGTTATTAACGTGTCTCGCGGAACTACTTCATCCGTAAACGTGGCTGAATGGAGAAACCCAAATGGCGTGGTTGGAACAATCGCAACAAGCGGTTCATCAACTACTTATAACACTTCATCTGATTACAGACTAAAAGAAAATATTTATCCAATGACAGGTGCATTGGCTAAAGTAGCACAACTAAAGCCTGTTACATATAAATGGAAAGTTGATGGTGCTGATGGAGAAGGGTTTATCGCTCACGAACTTGCAGAAGTAGTACCAGACTGTGTAACAGGCGAAAAAGACGCAGTAGATGCAGAAGGCAATCCCGTTTACCAAGGCATTGACACATCATTCCTAGTAGCAACATTAACAGCGGCATTGCAAGAGACTAAAGCATTGATAGACACACAAGCCGAAACAATCAACGCACTAACCGCCCGAATTGTGGCACTCGAGGAAAAGTAATATGGCACTCGTTTTGGATGGAAATTTGGGGGTCACATTCCCAGTAACAGCGGGTAGTGCTTCTGCGGTGCAAGCATCTTCTGGTAGGGTGTTGCAAGTGGTGACTGCTACAACAACAACATCTACAAACACAGCATCAACATCACCTGTTGATAGCACTTTGACTGCAACAATTACTCCATCAAATTCTTCAAGTAAAGTTTTGGTAATGATTAATCAATCTGTTGGAAAGCAAACTGCCGCAACCGCTTCAACATTAGTAACCCTTGTTAGAGGTAGCACTCAATTAACAACTATTGGGGCTTATATCTTATATACAGGTGCGTCAACTCCTATTTATGGGGTTTCATGTTCGCATAATTATTTAGATTCACCAGCCACTACTTCTTCAACAACCTATAAAACGCAATTTTATTGCAATACTGCATCAGGCGATGCTATGGTGCAACCTAATAATTCTCCATCAACAATTACTTTAATGGAAATAGCAGCATGAACAAGTATCAAGCAATTCGTGCAATTTATTCTTCTGTTATTACTCTTTGTGGTGACGATGCTTTTGACGCTAATGGCAACCCCGTTACCTATGACGAAGCGACAGTTCAAGCCTATATGGATGCTCATGCCTACATAGCCAAACGCCAAGCAGAGTACCCAAGCATCATTGACTACATTGACGGAGTGGTTAAAGGTGACCAAGCACAGATTGACAAATACATTGCCGACTGCCAAGCGGTTAAAAGTCGCTACCCTAAACCATGAGAAAAGATATACCAAACTTTGAAGGTTTGTATTCCGTTGATATAGACGGAAATGTGTTTGCTTACCCAAATACAGCCCATAAACTAGAAAAACAACTTAATCCAAGACTAAGAAAAAATGGTTATTTGTATGTAAATCTAAGAAAAGATGGAAAAAGTATTGACAGTACAGTTCATAGATTGATTGCTAAAACATTTTTAAATGTTGTTAAGGGTATGGATGTAAACCATATAAATGGCAATAGAACAGACAATAGACTTGTAAATTTAGAAATTGCAACTCGGTCGCATAATTCTTTACATGGTATGTTTGTGCTTAATAATGGCATGGCTAAATTAACGCATAACCAAGCAGAAGAAATAAAACAACGAGTAAAGATGAATGAAAGACAGGTTGACTTAGCCAAAGAATTTAATGTTTCAAAACAAACAGTAAATCAGATTGTTCGAGGAACTGGCTATAAAAACTCTAACATTTCACTTCAATATCAAAGGGTGGCATAAGTGACCCCTGAACTGCAAAAGTACTATGAATCCCGCTTTGACATGATGTCAACGGACGGGTGGAAAGACTTAATGGACGATATTGACAACATGATCAATTCGTTGAACAATATTAGTACAATCCCTGATGAAAAAAGCCTACAATTCAAAAAAGGCGAACTTTCTATCCTAACGTGGCTAAAAACCCTTAAACAGGTCAGCACACAAGCGTATGAGGAATTGAATGAAAAGAATTTATGAATTTGTCTGCGTAAGTGGACATCTCACCGAGAAACTCACTGATTATGAGACAGATGAAGTTCGGTGTTCAAGTTGCGGTGTGACAGCCAACCGCATAGTAAGTGCCCCAAGCGTTAATTTGGAAGGGTGGTCTGGTCATTTTCCCTCCTCATGGATGAAATTTGACAAGAAACATCGTGACAAACTAAAGCAAGAGCAAAAAGAGAACTCGTAAGCAGAAATGCCGAGTTTAATGTCCTAGAACCGATAACGGCAGGAAAAAGGAAGAATATGTTGATTGATAAAGAAGACGAGTCGCCAAGTGAGTTAGACATAGTTGAGGAACAAAAACAACTACCTGAAGCACCGACTATCGCTGAACTCCCTGAGAAATACAGGGAAAAGAGTTTAGAAGAAGTCATAAGGATGCACCAAGAGGCTGAAAAGTTGATTGGAAAGCAAGCGCAAGAGGTAGGTGAAGTCCGAAAACTGGCAGATGAACTCATAAAGCAGAACCTTAGTTCTAACAAACAACCTATTGAGCAAGTTGAGCCTGAAGTAGATTTCTTTGAGAATCCGAAAGAGGCAATTCGTAAGACAGTTGATAGCCATCCTGATGTAGTAGCGGGTCGCCAAGCGGCTCTAGACTTCAAAAAGATGCAGATTCAGCAGAAGTTGGCGCAAGAACATCCTGATTTTGGGCAGATTGCACAAGATACGGACTTTCAGAACTGGGTGAAATCCTCCCCTGTTCGGTTAGGGTTGTATGCAAAGGCTGATGGTGAGTTTGACTATGACAGTGCAAACGAGTTGTTATCGACTTACAAGCAACTAAAGGGTATTAAGGCTAAACAGACTAGCGATGCGGGTGAAACCCAACGCAAGACTAACCTTAAAGCCGCCGCAGTTGATGTAGGTGGTACTGGAGAGAGTTCCAAGAGAGTTTATAGAAGGGCTGACCTTATTCGGCTGAAGATGACAGACCCGAACCGATACGAAGCCTTGTCTGAAGAGATCATGCAAGCCTACGCAGAGGGAAGGGTTAAGTAATTTAACTTATCGTTTTTTGGAGATTTAACATGGCAACAGCATTTTCCCCTTCAGGTAGCGTAACTACCACCACAGGCGCAACGTTCATTCCTGAAATTTGGAGTGACGAGATCGTAGCGGCTTATAAAAAGAACCTAGTTTTAGCCAACTTGGTTATGAAGATGAACTTCAAGGGCAAGAAAGGTGACACTGTTCACATTCCCGCGCCTACCCGTGGTTCTGCTTCTGCTAAAGCCGCTGAGACAGCAGTTACTTTGATTGCCGCTACCGAGTCAGAAGTTCAAGTATCTATCAACAAGCACTATGAATATAGCCGCTTGATCGAAGATATTGTTGAGGCACAAGCCCTGAACTCTATGCGTAACTTCTATACCTCAGACGCAGGCTATGCCTTGGCTAAACAAGTCGATACAGACTTAGTTCAGTTGGGTCGTTCCGCTAATGGTGGTACAGCAGGAGCCGCCGCTTATGCCGCCGCCTACATTGGTGGTGATGGCACGACAGCGTATGTTGCCGCAAACAACAACGAGTCTGCTTTGACTGATGCCGCAATTCGCCGCACCATTCAGCGTTTGGATGACAACGATACTCCTATGGACAATCGTTTCTTCCTCATCCCACCCTCAAGCCGTAACACATTGATGGGCTTGGCTCGTTATACAGAGCAGGCTTTCGTGGGTAATGGCAACGCTATCCGTACTGGTGAAATCGGCAACCTTTATGGTATCCCTGTGTTCACTTCTAGCAACGCTGATACGACTTCTGGTTCAGGAGCCGCCCGTGTTTGCTTGATGGGTCACAAGGACGCTATGGTTCTGGTTGAGCAAGTTGGTGTGCGTTCACAAGTGCAATACAAGCAAGAATACCTTGCTACATTGTTCACTTCTGACACACTCTATGGTGTAGCCGCTCTGCGTAGTGCCGCATCTGTTGGAGCCGCTAAGTCTTCAGCAATGTTCGCATTGGCAGTACCAGCCTAATTGCAGTTGCGCCCCCTGCCCTAGTGGTGGGGGGACTTTTTTAACTTAATTAGGAGAGAAATACATGGCAACCGCATCCGCAGTAACTACTCGCAGAGGTACAGACCAATTCCGTGGTTTGTTTAGCGATACATGGGCTGTTAAAGCAACTTTGAACGCTGGTTCATTGGTTGATGGCGCAGGCGAGACTGATGACATTACGATCCCAGGCGTTGCCTTGGGTGACATGGTTATCGGTGCATCTTTGGGCGTTGATTTGGTAGGTTTGACTGTGACAGGATATGTCTCAGCCGCAGATACTGTCAAATTCCGTATCCAAAACGAGTCTGGCTCAACTGCTGACTTGGCATCCACCACCTTACGAATTGTTGTAGTTCGCATGGTCTAAAGATTGGGGGACTTGTTCCCCCTTTCTTCATAAGGAATTTAAATGGCTTTGTTCAGATGCAATCAATCAGGTAATGTTGTTGAGTTCAGACAGGACTATGACATTATTGAGATGCGTAGACACCCTCAATACACAGAGGTAGATACTTCTGCTGTTGTAGAGGTTGAGAAGGTTGATGGAACAAGGCAGACACTAACTTTGAAGAAACCTATGGGAAGACCCCGTAAGGAACAATTGTTATGAGTGAAATTGACGCAAGAGATTTTGGCAAGTTGGAGGCTCAAGTAGAGGCTCTCCAAACAGAGGTTCACTCTCTTGCCCAAGATGTAAAAGCACTCCTTGAGTTGGCAAACAAGTCAAAAGGTGGCTTTTGGATGGGTATGACCATCGCTTCTATGGCTGGTGGCGTAATTACCTTCATTGGTGGAAAACTACTTAAATAAGGGGAAATCCTATGCCTATGGTTGGAAAAAAGAAGTTTGCTTATTCTGAAAAGGGTGAGAAAGAGGCTAAAGAGTATGGCAAGAAAAAGGGTCTTCCTGTGACCATTATGGTTGCTGTTGGAAAGCCTAAAGGTATGCCTGTGCGTGGTCAACGCACTGCTACGAACATGATGAAGAAGACAGGTCGTGGCAAATGAAAAAGACCAAAGCACAAACCAAGATTAGCAAAGTCATGCGTGAGTTTAAGGCAGGTGATCTGCACTCAGGCAAGGGTGGCAAGGTTGTCAAGTCTCAGAAACAAGCGATTGCGATTGCATTATCAGAGGCTGGTAAGGCGAAGAAGAAATGAAACAAGGACTTTATGCCAATATTTTGGCAAAGAAGAAAAGAATCGCTGAAGGCTCTGGTGAACGGATGCGTAAGGTTGGTAGCAAAGGTGCGCCAACTGCCAAAGCGTTTATTGAGTCTGCTAAAACTGCAAAGAAACCAAAAAAGGTGAAGTGATGAAAACTCCTGCTTGGCAACGCTCCGAAGGTAAAAATGCTAAAGGGGGGTTGAACTCCAAGGGCAGAGCATCTTATAATGCGGAAACTGGTGGCAATCTGAAAGCACCAGTAAAGTCGGGGGATAATCCTCGCAGAGCAAGTTTCTTGGCTCGCATGGGCAATATGGCTGGTGCGGAGTACAAGGATGGTGAACCAACTAGACTGCTTCTTTCGCTTAAAGCATGGGGTGCATCCTCAAAGGCTGACGCAAAGGCAAAAGCCAAGTCAATTTCCGCAAGGAATAAGGCAAAGGCAAGCAGATGACCTATCTAGAGTTAATTAACGATGTGTTGGTTCGGTTACGGGAGACTACTGTCTCTACGAACAGCGAAACCTCATATTCCGCTTTAATCGGTAAGTTTGTCAATGATGCAAAGCGTCAAGTAGAAGATGCTTATGCTTGGAATGTCCTTGGCACGACAGTTACCCTATCTACCACTTCTGGCACATATTCCTACGCATTAACTGGTGCTGGTCAGAAGTTCCAAGTTCAGGACGTGATAAATGTCACGGGCAATGTTGGTATGAAGAATATCGACTTTGCTACCATGAATCGGTATCAGAACTTCTCAACCCCTGTAAACGGCATCCCTGCGTATTACGCCTTTGATGGGGTAGACAGTAGCAACGATACCAAAGTAACCCTCTATCCCCGTCCTGATGGCGTGTATAGCATCCCATTCTCTTTAACAGTTCCACAAGCCACTTTGTCTGCTGATGCTACTGTGGTCAAAGTACCTGATGTTTTAGTGGCTCAAAACGCCTATGCTCGTGCTTTGGTGGAGCGTGGTGAGGATGGTGGGCTGACTTCTTCTGAGGCTTATGCGCTATACAAAACAATGCTGTCTGACTACATAGCATTGGAAGGCACTCGTTATCCTGAGAACCAAGGATTTGTAGCAACATGAGCCAAGCAATTGCAACATACAGCATAAGTGCGCCAGGCTTCTACGGGCTGAACACACAAGACTCGCCCCTTGATTTAGCGGCAGGCTATGCTTTGGTTGCCACAAATTGCATCATTGACCAATATGGACGCATTGGCGCACGAAAAGGTTGGTCAAGGGTTAATTCCTCAAGTGGTAACTTAGGCGCAAATGATGTCAAAGTTATCCATGAGTTAGTTCAGGCTGATGGCACTTTGACTGTGCTGTTTGCTGGCAACAATAAGTTATTCAAGTTAGGCGCATCCAATGCTGTTACAGAACTCACCTACGGGGGAGGGGGTACAGCACCTACTATCACAGCAAGCAACTGGCAATGTGCTTCTTTAAATGGAATCACCTACTTCTTTCAGTCTGGTCATAACCCATTGATATATGACCCTGCCGTAAGTACAACTACTTATAGGCGTGTGTCTGAGAAGACAGGCTATGCGGCTACTGTGCCTGATGCAAACATTTGTATATCAGCGTTTGGTCGCTTGTGGGCGGCTGATACTACCTCTAACAATGCTACTGTTTACTTTAGTGACTTGATTGCAGGTCATGTGTGGTCAACAGGAACATCTGGTTCTTTGAATGTGAACAATGTTTGGGTGAATGGTGCTGACCAGATTACTGGTTTGGCGGCTCATAACGGCTTCTTATTCATCTTTGGTAAGCGTCAAATCTTGGTTTACGCAGGGGCAACTACGCCTTCCTCAATGACCTTGAGTGACACAGTTGAAGGCATTGGTTGCATTGCTAGAGACAGTATTCAGACCACAAGCACAGATGTGTTGTTTCTATCCAACTCAGGTGTTCGTTCATTGATGAGAACGATTCAAGAGAAGTCTGCGCCTGAGAGAGACTTGTCTAAGAACATCCGTAATGACTTAACTAGCGTTGTTGCTGGTGAGACATTAGCCAACATTAAGTCTGTTTACTCTGAGCGTGAGGCGTTTTACTTGTTGACTACGCCTAGCATTGGTGCTGTGTATTGCTTCGATACAAAGGGCATATTGCCAAATGGTGCATCACGGGTAACAACTTGGGACTCTATTCAGCCAACAGCGTTCTTGTCTCGTAGGGATGGAAG